TGGCTACATAAGAGCCGCCGCCCATCGAAACGACACCCATTTTAGGAACGACCATACCAGTCCTAAACTGCCCCATCTGGGTGTAACCGTCACCCTTGTCGCCTTTGGAGCCCTTGTCACCTTTAGAAGCAATTTCCAGCCAATCGCCATTAGATCCCGGTGCAGAGGACGAGCCATCCTCATTGATACACGCCCACATGCTTCCGTTATAAGACAAGCTGTCGTAGTAATCGTAATGTTCGCCAGGTATATAGCCTTCCTCACGGAAATTCAAAGTCTGCACAGGTGTTCCATCCGGCTTTATCTGCTTGATGATACCTGTCATATATATATTATTCAGATACATGGAATAACCGTCCATGTTCAGTCCGAATATATTCAGATTGGAAAGGTCGCCATACTGTAGGGCGACATTGGCGGCGGAGATCTCCCATGTATTCTGCTTCCACAACATACGGGTGTAAGTCCTTGTTTCATAGACTGAGGTCTGGCGCTCCGTATTAGTGAAGCTGCCGTATGCCACGAAAGTCATCATCTCAAAAGGGTCGAAAGAAGAAGACCACGATGAAGAGGTAGGACGCAACTGGTACTTAAATGTTTCGTTTCTTTCACCTGTAACTTCTGTAATCGTGAAATAGACTGTACAGAATCCGGCAAAACGCCTGTTGCCCTTTCCATCGTCGTAATCCTCCGTAGCGTTCCCGGTGATGTTATGATAGATACCCATACAGATATCACCTACTGCGACAGCTCCGATCTCACCGTCTTCCAACTTAAGCGTACATGTTTTGGTTCCTGTATCTACTGTTTCTATAATACCAGCTCCGGGCGCACGCCACTTGTCTCCCAGCGTGACCATCACACGATTGTATCTTAATTCGGGAACTTCGAGAAACCGGCGGATAAACATGCTCTCAAACTCCCCATGCCCTGTATCGAATATCTTGGCTCCGAATCCGGTCAAGCCGCTTGCAAAACCATTCTTCCCGAAAACAGCACCGGCAAACATGCTGAGAAGGAACTTAGTGGAATCCGCCACGTCCTTCCGCAAGAATATTTCTTTCAGCTTCTCCGCACTGTTCTCTATCTCAGTCATTACACGCAATGCACTCATCACGTCTTCATCGGTGTAGGTGACATCCTTGTCGCCCTGCTTTACGATGCGGTTTATCAGATTCCCGGCTATCTTAAGACCTTTGAGGAAATTAATGATCCCTTGCGCATCATCATCGTTCAATGCGGAAAGGAACCAGTTTTGTACAGGTGTGTCCTCATCCAGCGTATATGCGGAGTTGGCATGATCGGCATTGGTGACATCACCGCCGCCACCGCCACCCTGTATAATAGTCACAGAGCGGGGAACATATTTGCCATCACGCTCCTTTGGTACTATACGGCTAACGATTCTTATATCTGACCTTATCGCCATTCTCTATCATTGATAATGTTAATGTATTCTGCTCGTAATCCCAAACACCACTTAACAGCATAAATTTCTTACTAACCATAGAATTGTCATACAAAACCGTGAAAGGATGAATGGAATCACTGTTTTTTAATACCTGAGTTAACTTGATTTTGGTTACCTGATAACGGTTGATTATACGGCGAATATAACTTTCTTCAAGGCGAACCAGCCCAGTCTCTCCGGCATAATAGATATTATCTGTTACGTAAAAACCGTTAAGCAAGGGCTTTGAAAAGCTAGCACCATCATTATTATAAGTAGATATTCCGAACTCCTGTTCATCCAGTTCAGTCATATACTCTTCATTAACCACATTCTCATATACACGATCCCCGTTCTCGCCTTCAAAGTTTTCATCATCCTTTTTGTAATACTTTACCTGCAAATCCTTGAGCCCTATTCTAGATATATAAAAATCATTCCATGGCGCACTAAAACCTTTTCCCAATAACTTAAGTTCAAAATCTCCGTACAAACCACTGTCAGGCAATTTTATAAGATATCCATTAGCCCCGGTATAAGGATCATCGACAGTTTTTGTATTAATAACCGATCTCCAATATCCTACGGTGTTACTTACTTCCACTCTAAACGTTGAAGAAGAATCCATCGTCCATGATGTACCGTTCCAATACCAGTTGCCAATCCGCAATTGAAATACAGGCGCGTATTTACCTTCCTCAAACTCCCTGTTTTCCAACTGGTACTCATACGTTGTATTATATATTCCCAAGCTAAAGGATAAACAGATAGCCCCGTATACATATAATAGTGAGCCACCCTTAATTAAAAGCAATGGATTATTCAATCCCCAAGATTTATCCTCGTATGATCTGAGAGAATTTATACGGCATACAACGGCATTATCCCATGAATATTCCGAAACATTCGGAACAAATACACCGTCTTCTATATGGCCGTCGCATTCCGATATCTTCGCGATAGACGAACCAAAATTTTTTAAATTCCCTGTATTCGGGTCATTATCGGCATTAATTTCAACTTCTCCACCTACAGCATCATATATCTTCGGCTCCCATACTACGGGCTTGTATGTTTTCAATATGTATCGTCTCCATTCTGAATCCACATCAGTTATTTTGCCATCAACTAAATGTTTTCCAAGCAAATCAGCCAGACTATCGTAAGGCTCTTCATCAATCATACTCTCCGGGGCGTTATTTATAGCTTTAACAGTCGCTTTATTGTAACCTTTCTCTATATCTATTGTATGGTTACTGCCTGCAAACCCAATATTCTGTAGCAAAACCTCATTCGGATATACGGTATCATATTCTGTCAAGCCTTCATTATAAGCATGGTATTCACCATTCCAATCAGGGTCCACAAAATATAAACTTCCTTCATAATCGTATAAGCTCCAGCCCAAAAAACGGCACAAATATTCCAACACTTCGTTGAGGTAATTCTCTTCCGATATGAAATTCTCTTCCGCAAGAATAAGGTCTTCAAATAGAAATCTATTTTCTGAGTAATCGTATTCCGAAGAGGCGTATACATGAGGTATATAAATCTTCTCATACCCTCCATTCGCAGACTTAAGTATGTATCTAAGCAGGTCTATAGCCTTAATAAAGGCATCCTCGTTCTGCTGCTTGTATCTTATATTCTCAAGCGTGCCTATCGCACTGATACAATCAATACTGATATTATCCGGCGTAGGCTTATAAGGCTGTGTAAATTGCTCCGGCACAATATACCCCGTCCACATCAACTTGTCACCCTTGAACAGCTTAACCGGCGCATACTGGTTATTAATACTAAATAGATCCAGAAGCAAATCACTGCCAAGAAGAGTTAATGTCGCCGTAGAACTTCTTATCGGTTCATATACAAAATTCTCATCGTTCCCCTCCACGGTAAATGCGCTTCTCGCACCCAGTAATTCCGTCACCTGTCCCACATAGCCCTCAATATATACCTTCACATCGTAGGCGGTGTTCTTGTAATCCTTGAAATGTACGTTATATCTCTGTCCCATATCACCATTTTATGTTGTTAGCCTTCATGTAATTCCTTATCGTTATATACATAGCCTTACCGCTTACCCGTGCCTCACCGTCTACTGTTATGTGATTGGATGGTCCACCATTATTAATCATATCAAACAGCTTGCCTTGTTGGGACTGGTTCAATATCATCTCACCACTGTTAACCCTTGCTATCATGTGATCGCCAAAGAAAGAAGAACCGCCCACTATACCACCATTGGCAAACTTTGGGATATTGGCCAATGCGGCTAATACCGATGCTATAGCAGCCACAGCCAGAGCCGGACCGACAAAGGGGATGGAAGCGACAGAAGAAGCGGCACCAGTGGCGGCATTCTCCGTATTGGCTATGGATTCTTCCTTTTTCTTCATGTTAAGGGCGTCAATCGCCGGAATCGCTGCAGCTATGGCAGTCAGCAAGTTACTGAAGTAAGACAGGATTGAACCGGCGGCATTATCAGCCATTGAAGACATACTACCAAAAGCGTTACCTATGGCACTTAACGAATCGGCGAAATCTTCGTTTGACTTGATATCTTTCTTTGTAATCGGCGGTGTCCATTCTCCTTTTTTTGCCTTGAAATCAGGTGTGCGGGACATTTCAGCAAAGTTTTTTTGTATTTTCTTTAACTCGAAATGAGGGTCGCCCTCACCTCTGGAATACTTCAATTCCAGACCTAACTCTATATAATGCTTCTGTTTGACAAGGCTGTCTATCTCCTGCTGTACTTTAGCTCTGCTTTCATCATCTACGGCCATACGGAATTTCAGCCTCATTTTTGATATCTGCTCTTCCAGATACCCTATTGAACCCTCTGCAAACTCTATTTTAGGCGGTTTTTTCTTCCCTCCACCGTTATTTTGCGTGCCCGAATATGTCTTGTAACCTTCCAAACTAGTAACCTTTACGAATCCTTTCACCGCCTTATTAGCATTATTAAACTCATTCGCGGTTTCGTTATACTCCCTGCTAACAGAAGCTAGAGACGAACTTAATTTCATGTACTCCGCACCCATTGTGGCAATATTCTGTAATTCATCATCAGTATATTTATTCAACATCGCATTCACTATTATAGCCTCTCTGTAGGTGTTATCCAGTTCCGTTAGTTGCGTGTTTATCGCCGCAACCCTGTTTTCATCCAAAGTTCCCTTTCTTTGGCTCAACAGATTCTTGCGCACGGCGCGGTAGTTCTCATACTGCCTCCCGTATGCGCTCTTTAACTCATCCCTTTTCTCCGGACTGGTCACATCCAGCCTCAATGCCATCTTCACATCATCAAAATTCACCTTCACATTTGATGACCCAATTTCAGAATCAACGGATTTTACTATTGCGGTTACAAGATCTTCCCGTAATGTCTTGTTAATTTCCTCCTGTGCCTTTAACGCTTCCCTCCATTGACTGAAAGCCGATACCCTCTCATCCAGTGGCGCGAACTTGTTTTTTGCCACATATTGCGCCTCCTGTATCTGCATCTCGTACTCCGCGCTGAAAAAACCGTGGCTTATTTTAGTGTTTCCTAACTGGTCCATTGCAGCGTAAGCGTCCTTTGCCTTGCTTATTATCTGATCAAGCCCTGACAAAAAACCATTGAACTCACCAGCACCTAAAGAGTAAAAAAACTGATCTACGGATTCTTTAGCCGTGTGCATGGTTGAAGCGGTCAAGTCGCCTAACGTCTGGCTTGAATGAAGAATCTTGTTAAAAGCCTCTCCGGCAGTTACAGCCATACCGAACGTTCCGGCAAACTTTACTATACTGGCACCCGCCTTAGTAGCCATCCCTTTTATATCGGTCTCAAAATTCCCTATCTCCCCCTTCGTCTTCTTGATATTCTTGTCAAAGTCGGCGGTATCAAATAAAAGTCTTACAATTGAATTAGTTGCCATATTCCATACTTTTTGCTCGTTCCCTTAACTCTTTCAACTCATTCTCGTCTATCTCTACAGGCTCTTCATCTCCATCCCATGGGAAAGGTAATACATCCCTCGGCGTGAGTTTCTCCGTGGAGTTTACCTGCACCACTGCATACATTAACATGCGCGTGCGCTCCCATGCCTCCTGCTCCCCACGGGACATGCCACGCATATAGGCGGCGGCTTCGTTCAGTGTCATGTGATCCAGAAAATAATCAGGAGCGACACCGCCACGGCCTACCACCTCCTCATACAGCCGGATAACACTTAACGGTTCGTCTGCGCTTTTTTTTTATCATCACCGTCCATCAGCATCGACATGCGTTCCCTCTGTTCGTTCAAAACCTCTACAAACGTCTGGAAGATACTCGGGTCCTCATCGCACGCCTCAATGACCTGATCAAACGTAAAGGGGAAATCCCTGTTACACGCTATAAGCGTTGAACACAACAATATGTAGCTATCTACCATCTTCTCACCCGTATAGGGCTTCCCTGCCAACTCTTCATATACAAAGAGGGCACGGAGTGTGTACCTCAGTTCATACTCCGTACCGTTAATCCTTACTTTTTTCATCCTTACCCTCCTTTAAGACGCGGCACCTGTAGCCTTTTCTAGTTTACCCTGTCCCTTAAGCTGGACTGTCATACTGGAGTTGCTACCCTTGGCGTCGGTACGGTCAAGAGATGTAATAAGAGCCTTTCCCTTGTAGTAGATTTGCCCTGTCTTAGTATCCGGGGATTTCCAACCGTCAGAAGGTACACCGTCATTAGTCAGGTTAGCGGGTATTCCCGATACGATATCGACAGCCTCACCGGCAATGAAAGCATCATAAAGAGTATCAAAACTCTCTACGTCCGCATCAGCACTTACCAACGCTTCCGTGGACGCTTCCCAACTCATTTTTGTTACTATCCCCTCATCCCACATGCCGTCATCTTTGCTGGCGGCATCGCCTGTTTCGGCTGTAAGAGTTAATTTATGACTGGTTGCTAAAGCTGTAGCTTTACCACCGATGAAAATCATAAAATCCTTTCCGTTCAAAGGTTTTGCTTTTGGCATAATTGTATATTTTAAAAGTTAAACAATTCCTTAAAAAACAGATTCTATTCTCACGAACCGAATCCGTAAAACAATTGATTTTTAATATGAATTTGTTCTTAAGTTCTATATTATAACTCTTTGATTTTAAGTCACTAATAAAATCATTATATCTAATACTCAATTTTACCGCACAACAGACGGAAAGTTTCTTTCCCTTTTGGCGTGATTAACGTTTGCTGCCCGGCGTGACCGTTGTTCTCATAATCTTTAATGTTAAATAGTGAAGGCACATGCTCGGCATAAGGACGCAACTGCTTCTTTTTATCCCTATACATGTATTTACCTTCAATGAGAAATTGAATAAATTCTTTCTCTTTAACTCCGATCTGTTTTGCCGTATCGCGTATATTGGTAAGCATATTTCTCTCTACCAAATTATCAAAATATTCAGCCTTCGGCTTCATTGTCTTGTTCTCCAAAGTCAACATCTCGTTAGCCTCAACAACCACTACCAATTCTTTTAATGCTTCAAGGTAGGTTTTAGGCAATGCCGGTTTCACGGAATATTCGCCTGTCTTGCGGATAGATGGCAACACCTCACCACATACCCAGTCTTGGAAAGGCTCGGCTTGCGGTTTGTCTGAGCGCATGATTACTTTATAAAGGTTCTTTTCGTTAACAAAATTCATTTGTTGCTCTCTTCCAAGCGAATCAGTGACCCCAATCCGAATGGGGGCATCTGATAATCTTGATTGTACTGCATCTACTCGCAAGCCTAATACTTTACAAATATCTGCCAAACAAAATAAAGGTTCTTCACTCGTTCCGGCTACTCTAACTTCACCCAACGATTCATTCTTGAAAATCTGAATATTTCCCATATCAAAAATCAATCGTTTTAAAATTAAACGAAAGGGTCACAGTAAAAGCGTCTATGTCCATCAGGTAATCTTCAACACATGACACTAACGAACTATCTATGACCTCAAACTTATCATATCGGGCTGTTTTCCCTTCAATAGCGTAACGCACCTCATTAGCCGTGTTCACGGCTACCTCGTATGACTTGGATACAACAGCCAATGTAGTGGACACATTGTCCGCACAAGAACCGTCCTTGGTCTCATCCGGACCGTCCAAAGAACTCGTAAAGTTAATGAACGGATACTCCGGCACCCCTGCGGGGATAACAACCGGGTATATCCTGTTTCCCACAGCTTCCGTAACAGCCTTGTTAGACTGCAAGGAGCTGATAATATGTTTACTAATGAACAAACTCATCTTCCTTCTCCTGCTTCCAGTATTAATTTTGCAATCCGTTCCGACAAAACGCGGCTGGCTCTGGATATTCCGGATTCAGCCGCCGGCTGAAAGAAATTAGTCGTAGACAAGAGACCACGATACGCCGATTTCTTCATTCCCTTTCCTTTTACCTTCGTATACCGGTCTTCTGTTCCCGAGTTTATGAATCTAAGAATAAAAGCCCTGTCGGCTCCTCTGTACCCTTTGCGGCGTTTCGTTTCCGGGCTTACATATCTGCGCCTTCTTATGCCTGATTTGCCTCCTGCTGGCTGTTTATACACCGCCAACTGCTTAGCATTCCCCTTATCCAGTATATTGAGCATACCACCATTTCCGTCCCGGTAGACAACCATCTTTACACCCATATATGCTCTTCCGGAATCCTTACCCATCGCGGCTTTCGCCGCATTGCGCACCCGCTTCCGTTCAGGAGCTAATGCCTTCCGCACCTCTTTCCTTATGTCGGACTTCTTTACCTCCTTGGCGTCACGCATCCTATTGAGCATGGATATAACCTCTTCCCCTTCAAAGATAAAGGATATCCCCTTTCTCCTCTTCCCTTGGTTGTTCTCTAGAAGTCTCTTTGCTATTCCCATATACTGCAGTTTTTATCCCGGAGCCGTAGCCCCGGGAATTAATATTAACCTTGACCTGAACCGCCTCCACTGGTTGTAGTCGGCAACACTCCCAGAGTGAATGCCTCAGGACGGAGGGTTGTAAACGCCCAGTCACCGTTAAGGGTCAGACGTACAACATCGGATGTATCTTCTGAATACGGGTTAATAATAAAACGCTGTTCCCCAAACTGACCGATAGGCTCATATCCCCATGATCCGAAACCGATGTAGGTTTTAGCATCGGTGTTGATGTAGTTCGTGCAGAATATAGGAACACCAGCTATCGAGTTATTCTCAACAATATATCGTCCCGTATTCCCCGGGTTGTCTGCATCTACATAACCACGATCCGTAGTTTCCAATACAGCTTTCGTATACTCATCCATCACATAAGCCATATAGCTTCCCTCAATTCCCTTTAACAAGGTCAGAGCGCGCATCAATACCAGCTCTTTGAATGAGGGGATTTCACCGGTGAACTCAATGAACCGTGCTGCCTTCTTCTTCGCCATCGTGTCCAGAGACGAGATTTTCACAGGCGTAGCGGCTGCACCGGCGGTGGTATTGGCAATACCGGAGAACGGGCCAACCAACTTATGTGTCTGCTTGGCGGTTGAAAACATCAATTTGTTTAGGGTTCGTGTTACAGCCATTGGAATCTGTTGTTTGACAACATCGTATGCCACACCTTCGGTCTGGTTGATTGTCTGATTTGTGATCTTGATAGTAACACCCACTCTTTGGGGATTGGGAACGATTTTACCGATCTCGATTTTTTTGTCGGTCAAAGCTACGGCCTCACCGGCTACCTCTGCCTCAACTGCCGAAACTGTCGGCCAGCAATAATCACCCGCCAAACCTGTGCGCAACGGTAAACCCAGCTTGGAGATGATAAGGCCCTCTTCTAAGGCAGGGATAATGTCATTAATAGTAAGGGGAATCATCGGCTGCGCTCCTGTACTGATCATTCCGGTAAACTCGCGCTTAAGCAAATGGGAACTCTTAGAATTGATATGCTCGCGCATAAACGCATCAAACGCAAGCTCACGGGCGGTAACTTCCACGTATCCGCTCTTGTCGGCACACGCTATGCGCACATCCAAAGCATTCATCTCGCGTTTCAGACACTCGATCTCGTCATTCTCTGTTTCGGTAAACGCACGTTTGTTTTCCGATTCAGCCAGATCTACAATCTCGTTAAGACGTACCTTGATTTCCTCTCGTCTGGTAATGTACTGTTGTACATTCACTTTCTTTCCTTTATTCATAAAACAAAATGATTAAAAAATTTTCTTACTAGCTATTTTTCTCAATTCCGCATAAGCGGTTTCATTCTCAATTATTTCCCGTCTCCTGTTATCCGGGTGCAACACAATGCCGGAAGCCTCCACCTCGCGGGCGGTAACGCTAGTTTGCACATACGCCGGATCAGACGCTATGGTCATTTCAAAAACCTCGTCAATACGGGTTACATGCCTCAATAGCACATCTTCATTGTCCTTGGTGTATCTTACACTGGAACTTTCGTCACTCCAATATGTAAATGAAGATCCCGCAAGATCCCCTCTCTTCACCAGCTCCAAAGCGGTGGTTCCGTCCTGTGTTAACGGAGCAGCAAATCTATATTTCACGCCTACCTCATCCACGGAAAGCAAAAGCGAGCCTTCGCCTCTCTTCCACCGGGCCAACAGTCTCTCCCGGTTATGCCACAAAGTCATTTTGATATCCATCCGCTTCAAATCGTCCTCCGTAATGGCTCCCGGCTCTATGATCTCACGGTAGTTGTCCCAATAGTCCACAAGCATACGGCTCTCGACACCAAACACAATCGCATAACCCTCGATTACCCGGCTATCGTCCCCGTCCTCCGCCTCACGGATCTTTGGCTGGAATCGCTCACCGGTCATGTATCTTACCTCTCTCTTCTTGGAATTATCCATATCTTTTTCTATTTATTTACAACTTTCAAACGCCCCTTTAGGGAACGCCCTTTTTATATCCTTTAAAAACCTGTTTCCGGCTTACCCGAAACCGTTCCCCTCATCCAGTATGGAAGCCGTGATGGTAATACTCCCGTCCCTCTTGGACCGGTTACATGAATCGATTCTGTAGGTTTTCCCGTCCCATACCAACCGGCAACGGTCTGTAACAACGGAAAGGTAGCGCATTGTCACAACTACAGAACTGTTCATCCAAGCCTCACCGGCCGTCAAAGCTCGCGCCCCTCTCTGAAACTGCACATTAGCCCATACGGTAGCCGCTTTCCTGTATTCAACCACCTGCTCATTCATGCCACCCCGGCTTATCTCGGGCGTCATAACGTCCACTCTTTCCGTTAATGTCCCTGCTGATATCATAATTCACTTCTATTGGAAAGTTTTACATAAGGCTTCACAAGCATCGATATGGTGAAAGGGACCATATTCTGGGTTACGGATGAAACCGGCTCCCTGTTCCTGAACAAATGGGCTACAAGTAGTAACATGGCTGATTCTAAGGCCTCCGGAAACCCTTTCCCGTGAGCATCTTCCCATACTTCCAGCTCTTCAAATGTGCGGTTTGTCATGTCTATAATCACACTCTCACATGCCATACCCCATGTTTGCAGCAGCTCCAATTCTTCATCCTGTACGTCCCTTATCTGGGCTTTCATCTTTTCCATGGTCAATACACGCAATTCCCTACTCATCGTCTTCTCCTTTCTTGTTATCGTTCATATTCGTTGGATTTGTAACTGTTTCTCCGGACATCTTAGGGCTTCCCAATACTGCAAGATTGGTGCTTATGTATACATCATCCCCCTTATCCACCGGCGGGCGGTCATCGTCCCTACGTATATCGTTAACGGTTGCCTGGCCCGTTTCCAGACGCGTTTTCTGCCATCTGCTCTTGCTGTCAACATCAAGGGCGTACAAGGCGGAAAGGTCGAATGTGTACTTGTAATCCATATAGGTGGTTTCATCAAGCAGCTTGGATGCAAACTCACGCTCTATCTCGGTGATAATCGGTTGCAACGCCTCAACGTAAAAGGCTACATTGGACATCTCAACGCTCTTATAGTTGGCGTTGGAATCGTCCATAAGCTTGCTAGGCGGAATGTTGAAGAACCGGGCAATTTCCCGGATATTGAATTTCCGGCTTTCCAGAAACTGCATGTCGGCTGATGACATGCTTATAGGGGTTAATTTTCCGTCACCGTAAACAGCCAGTATATCCCCGCCACGGTTCAACGTGTCCTGAATGTCCATCCCCATATTCTTCAACTGCTCATCCTGATACTTTCCGTATCCCTGAACAGTCGTATTATCTTGAAGAATAGCTTTAAAACGTCCACCCGTGGCAAAGCGTTTCAGTGTCTCACTGTCAGATGTGGCGGTGATACTCAGGCATTGTTTGGCGTATGCAATGGTAGACATACCCCAATACCCTCCATCAAGGCACATGTTCTTGAAATGGAGTATGTCTTTCGGACCTACCGTCGCGCTTATTCCGTTGGTTATGTCGTTAATCGTATACTGATTGGCGTATACGTCATAGGTTACCGAACCGGGGGAACACAAAATGAAAGATACGATTTCATGAAACGAATTACGCACGGGATAGATAAAAGCGTTACCCTGTAGAAGCAGTTGGGCAACTGTGTACTTTATCATGGTGTACGAATTCATACGATCATTAGGACGTGCACCCAGCAGGTAGTTTATCCGCCTGCCTTCCTTTGAATCGTTCAGCTTGAAATAGTTCTTCGCCCTGTCCTTGCGCTTGTATTGAAGGGTCAGCGTGGCGGCGGAACTCGAAAGCAGGTTTACGGCGCGGTATACTGCAGCTATATTCAACGCTGCCCACGGGGTACCCACGTAGGATATGTTCTCCCGGTAATCCCCGCCCGTCGATTTCGTACTGCCGGAATCCTCCTGCGTATCCTCAATTGCCACATCCGAACCGCTGTCTATGAAAGAGGGGAGCGGCGCCGATTCCCTCTTGAAAAATCTGAAAAAATTGTCCATATATTAAGTCATAACTTACATATACCGGACAATTAGCTGTTTATGGTTACCCCTGTTCCGTGTTATTGTAGAGCCAAAATGTCATTAAGGAAGCTATCGCACCGTCAATCTTAAGATTTTCCTTTCTTTTCAACGGCTTTTTGTTGCACATCTTGTCTTCGTCTATGTAGCAGTTACCGAAATTCCAGAACAGGATAGGGTTATAAGCGAGAACAAGGTGAGCCGGGCGGCTCTTCGCCGCCAGTTCCAGCGATTCTACCGGTGATGTGAACGCCCCGTAGGTCTGAGGAACGGCACGTAGTATCTTATCCGGGTTCTTCCCGTGCCCCAGAAGCCCCGCTGCAAGCGCGTTGCGTATCTCATTTGCCTTATAAGCATCATAGCCTATCCGGCATATAAATAAATTACGGTCACGCCTTAATATGTCATTTATGATCATGTCCATATCTATGACAGCACCGGGGCAGACTTTCAGCCAGCCGCCATCCACCCACATCCTATAAAGCTCGCGGTTCGGGTGCGTCTCTAGCGTATCCTCAGGTATATAACTGTCCATAAACAGGTAGAATTTCTTATCCTCCTTGCTATATATGTTGTAAACCACTGCGGAAAGGTCATCAGAAACGGACAAGTCAAAAGCCACCATAGCGGACGGTCTGCCCTTTACCTGCTCTAAGTTGATGTTCATGGACAAGGAATGGGCGAAATTCTGTGTTATCCATGGTTTCACGGAGCCCGCAACAAAGACATTAAGCAACTTGGTTTTAAATTCTATCATAGCCTCAACATTGCGTATCGCCTTGTTCCACATCTGGCGGTAATAGCCTTCCTGTACCGTTATACCGATATGCGGATTACATTTCTTCCACAGTTCCGGAGCGCTCATGTGTTCATCGTCAAGCTCCCATTCATCCGGCATAAACAATGACGCGAATTGTGTATCATCGTCATATTCTCCTAATAGAACCTTCTTCGCATTCTCCAACTCTACAGCAAATGGACCGTCAGGAATGCGGCTCGCCGTGGTTATGATCACCGTCAGAGGCTCCCGTCTCATACCCATGGAGGACACCATTACCTGCATAAGCTCCGCACCCTCCGAATGATCCTTTACATACCTTGCCTGTGCATACTCATCAAATATAAATAGAGATGCGTTAAGACCGTCCTTTGCGTCGCCACCTCCCGACAAACATTCCACAAAGGATTCTTTCCCGTATGTGTTGGTAGACCTCCACCCCAGCCATTCACGGTTTGTCTTGAAACTGCGTCTTTCCGGATCTAATTGATTAATAATACCCTTTATCTCGTTGAAACATATTTTAGCCTGTCTGCCTGAATTTGCGCCCGTGTACGCCTGCGCGTTCGCATCTCCAAAAAGCAGGTCATTAACAGCAAGAGAAGCCGTGGAGGTGGTCTTTGAAAACTTTCTCGGAACGAACAGAATAGCCTCCCTTACCAGCCGCCTCAACTCCATCACACGCCCGTTGACAACTTTTGTTCCCTTCTTCCTTTCCGTCATATCTTCCACACTGCCTATATCTTCCCACCTGTAAAACCCCAGTATAGAGGCAAACTGGAAATACTGCACGGGGGTTAGCTTATAACTGCGGCGTCCGTTTATCCCCGAAAATTTAAGGCTCTCGTATAAGGCAACGAACACTTTCACTCTTTTTTTCCGGAACGTGTAAGTGTCCATCAGACGGAGGAATTTCAACACAGAAAGAACCTCGTACAGGTTATGCCCCTCTGGGCGCGACTGCACGCCGTATATATATGAAAAGAGCCGACCGTCTATCTTCGTTAGATTGTACCTATCCAAATCAACAGACGCCAGCCTATCCGTATATCCTTTTTTCAGTGCCTTTTTCTCCTCCCATTCATTCATCATTCGTCCTCTCCGTCATTCACATTGTTGATATTCTCCATCAGCTTATCCAAAGGACTAGGAGCACGGCTTCCGCCATCATCCGGCTTGGTCATTTCCATATTCATTTTCAATCCTTTCAATAATTTCATTAGCGGTGAAGCCTGTTCAAACGGGACGCGCGCCAAAGGGTCAATCCGTTTTCTTATATGTCCCTCCCTGCTCTTCTCCTCATATACGATAGTGTAATCTTCATCTAAAACTTCCTCTGTGATTTTTTTAAACAACAGATACAACCGGGAAAATATATCAATCTGGCAATTCAGCTCCTTGGAATACTTGTTCACATCCTTCAATGTTTTAATGATCGCATCCCTCTGATTTTTTATTTTCTTGCTGACCGCCCGTTGTTCCTCACTCTTTTTCTTCATTGTGTTAAATATTTTAATATTACCTATTTTTACAATCTTGATATCATTTCGGGTAATCCCAAAACGTCGCCCCCAAATCCAAATTTTCAAAACCAAATTTTGTGATGCTTAGTGGGAGTGGATTTGAGAAGTCCCGGGCGGTTAAAAAAATACCCCCCCCGGCTTACGAGATAAATTTTTCTTTGAACCGGGACAGCGAACGTTTCGCGTTCTCTCTCACCTTGATTCTACTATGCGACCTCATTCCAGCATGAACCGATGAATGACAGTCATGGCATAGTGACTGCAAATTATCCTCATCGAACATGAGACGTCTCATCTCTTCCACCGTCCGCGCTGTCTCACACGGTATAACATGGTGTATCTCTGTCGCCGGCGTGATTATGCCATTCCTTCCGCACATCTCGCATAGCGGTGACTTCTCAAGCTTTCTTCTCCTTGTCTTTCTCCACGCTGTGGAGCCGATCATCTTCCTGTAATTGTAATCCCTGCTCATTTTCTACCCTCTTAGTTCTTGTGGTAACGGGAACTACTCCGTATTTATTCTGTCCCATTAAACCACTTACCTCCGTATTCACATCGTTATGTATGCCGTCCGAAGATACAGGGGACATCTCTAGCAACTCCTTTATAATATTGTCGTAACCATTTACCCCTATATTACGTCCGATTACCTGTAATCGTTGTGCTAATTTCGGGTACAGATACCGGAATACTTCCGCTAATGCCTGTTCTTTCCTGCTTGATTGCACCATCCGCTTTCCGCTTTCCGTTATGCAGCTTGATACATACCGTCTCCTGTTAGTAACTCTGTAGATAAATACCGATACAACCCTTTTGATATCATCATACGCAGACGGTTTGACTGTGTTAGCCCTGTCCTGCACGCTTCTAAGACGCTGGAATATGTCCATCAGCTCTAATTCATTCTTGTTGCTTCCATCATACTCAGCACCGCAATCAGCTCTTTCAATGAATGCAGACAACAAATATTGCATGACCTCATATCTACTGTTAAACTTATATTCCTTTACAATATTATCCAATTTATCAGCAGCCTCTGCGCTTATTTTTGCCTGTACCATTATATGTTTCACTCTTGACTTATCCCTCATGATTCACCTCCTTCTCTGATATTCGTTTTAATGGATCAAAACTCGCATTTACTTGTTGTACTCCATCTATAGTATCTGCTATATTTGTGCACTCTATACTACTCACAGCATTCGATATTTCTTCTTCATTCATGGTTATTCCTCCATTTCCAGTTCAATCCTTTCTGTCCGTCCCCACCAAGAGCGTTTATTGTGCTCTTTAATCAATTTTCCCAGCATGTGACGCTTGTATCTTTCATCTGAAACTCTTTCCCTTTCTTTGTAGACCTTTTCCTGCAGGGATTTGACTTCGCTTTCCAGCTTGGATACTTCTTCAACAAGCTTCTTGACATACTCATCTTTCATGGGATATATCGTCCGTGATTTTCGGGGGAAGTCATCAATTAATTTAGCCAGCGTATTCCCATCACTCAACGCCACGATAAGCATAGAAAGGCTTTCCGCGCTTATCTCGTAACGCTCTTTTATACTGAAAGAATCAGACAGTTTGCCGTTCTTTACTTCTATATCATCCACGTTAAATATAAGATCCTTTCCGTCAAAGACTACTTCTTTCTTATTCTGTTCCATAATTTCAGATGAGATTTAATTTTTCTTCAAATTCGGCAATGATACAATCTGCATCACCGCCATGTACCCAGTTATCCAAAACAGAGGAAAGAACTTCGATGGCTTTCCGTTTCATTTCTTCCTCTGCCATTGCAACGGCTTTAAGAGCACTTTCTTTTGTGATAACCGGGAAGTTGGGATTGACTACCAAAAAACTCTTGATTTCAATATATTCTCCTGATTTACTCATTTTTGTTCCGGTTTAAATTACTGTTTAAATTCTGGTAAAACACCGAGATATAAGTACTGATTATCATCGGTTCTGTACACTGTGATGTAATATAATACATCGCCTTCATTTTTAATGGCATCGCATCCTTGCATAAGGTCTCTTGAGCAATATGCAGGAGGTATGATATCCGCTATGTAGTTGTATAACCTTTCGTCAATATAATCACCTGGGCACAAAAAAACATTCAAATCTTTATCCTGTTTAGCCCATTGTTTAAAAGTCTTTTTCATTTCTGTTCCGTTATACGTTAATTGGTAGTTTCATAAAACACATCCACATAGTTTTGCCATGCCTTCCGGTGGTGTGACCGAACAACGGCTGCCGTCCGATGGCTTTCAATACTTCTTTAACCGTTATCTGGTCTTCATTCCATTTAAAAAATGAGAACGCCGTAATTTTCAAGTACTCGAAAGCATTCATCAATTCCTTTTTTTATCACCCTTGGCCAATCTTCGGGAAGTTTACCATACTTCTTGGCCAACCAACTTTCTTTACCCACATTTAGAAGATGGGGCGGATCAAAGACTACCAGTTTAAAAGATTCATTTAGGAATGGCATATTGGTAAAATCAGATACAATATCCGGATGAACTTTCAGACTTCGACCGTCGCAAAGAATATGATCTTCATATCTAATGTCAGCAAACAAGGTCCAAGGATTTTCCTTGTCGAACCAAAACATACGGCTGCCACAACAGGCATCTAATATGATTTTTGTTTCACTCATTTTTAATCTGAATTTGTTATTTAAAATCTAAAGTAGACTGCATTCCGACCTGTTTTAATCGGTTCTCAGATATAGTGATATACTTTTCTTGAATTTCAAAACCGATAAAATTCCGGTTAAGTTTTTTTGAGGCTACTGCAGTTGTACCTGAACCCATGAAACAGTCAAGCACCAAATCACCTTCTTGGGTAGAATCAGTAATAAGTTTTTCTATGACTTCCACAGGTTTTTGTGTCGGGTGGAGCATCTCCCCATTCGTTTTTTTCGCTCCTCCTGAAAAACCGGGCAAACGAAATATATTGCTCCCCTTCATATAGGGAACGCCTTTCTCAGCAAATAATATCAATTCATGAGTAAATGTATAACTACTACCCGGACCGCTAATTTTGTCCCATACAAGCATATTCCGCACATTGATATGTTTTAATAACAAAGGGTAATAAAATGCATAAGTACGCCAATCACAAAATATATATACCTTCCCATTTTCCTTTATTACTCTTGAAAATTCGTTGAAAAGTGAATCGAAAAAAGGCTTCATTATAATTAAGTCATTGTAATCCCTTTTTTTTCCATTGTGCGTCATCCCGATAAAATAGGGGGGATCGGTTATTATCGCATCTATGCTTACATCAGGAATGCGTTTTATACCCTCAAGACAATCCTCGTTATATATTTTATCTAATTCTATTTTATTCATTTCTACTATTGTTTGAAGCTAATTAGGTTACATCATTAATACTGATTTCTCCTTTTAAAACTCGTTCTCCCTGCCGGTCAAGTAATTCTTGAAATTCTATTTGGCATATAAGAGAGCAATCCGGTATCATCTCTTCCGGCATTTCTCCACGGTTAGGAGAAAGCTCATCAAGAAATATTTTTCCAGATTGGTCTTTCAGACACGTTGCTCCTACTTCTCGTTCAATTTTAGCCATCCGATCAAACACATTCGGGAAATCCTTCCGTATCTTATTCCAGTAGCCCATTCCACCTTTGACACAACCGATACAATTATTGTTATTGTAACCCATCTTGTACATGGCAGGGATTTCAATGCCAGCTTTCCAAAGCATTCCCATTGCATCTTGCTTGGTTATCTGTCGCTCGATAAGTGGGAACAACGGCTTTGTATCAGGATATTGCTGTTTAAAGCGGACAGCACGGTTTATTTCTTTCGGGTCAAAGTCGAATCCCCAGACTTGACCGTCCCAATTTCCCAACTCTTTTTCCAGCTTGTAACGGACTTGTTTCTTTAATTCGAATGTGCAAGCTGCACCAGTAGGACCATTAATAAATCTTTTCTTAGCCAACACATCCTCTACGTTAAGATACTTATCGCTGCGAATGGTATGAATTGGCCGCCCGTACCATCTCTCGCAATCTGAGATAAATCGGACATTATCTGGATGCCCGGAACCTGTTTCGATATAATAGAGTTGTACATCGTTATACAAGTTCAATGCTATCTTACAAGCTACTGCGGATGTTACACCGCAAGAAAACCATGCTATTATCATTTGATTCCTTTCTAATCAGTTTTGCTCTAATTTATTCTAACGTACTTACCTGCAATATCACAAGTTTTTATTACCTCCGCATTATCCTCACCAAAAGCGATGAGAATACTACCACAGCCGGGAGAATCTCCACGAGTTCCGTCTGGACGGAAGAATCTGATTCGGTTACGCAAGAATTTCATTGCCGTTGCCTTCTCGAATATCACATCCTGAAACATCTTTGAATCGCAACGATTGAAAAGTAAAGCAATGCCGTTTCCATGTTCTGCCATCCGTTTAACGAAACATTCTATAAGAGGACGGGAATAAGGTGGGTTCAACCAAACGCGACCTTTCCATTCCTGTTTTAATCCATCGTCATTTTTGTTGTACATGACATTTGCCGTTTTATAGGGGGGGCTACTGGGGCACATGGGTCTAAATCAAATTCACCCAATGCGTCTATAATTTCTTTCGGTGTGTACCATTCATCGGTAGAATTAGACGATTTTTCAAATGTTGTGTTCATTTCTATCCTGTTTTGAGCCATTTTGCTAACGTCAGCAAAATGATGATTATTTGAAATTAAATTCTAGTTGTATCATCAGTCAACTGTTAATCAACTTCCACTAACTCACCGTTTTCCAGTCTATACCATGTGTCGGCCTTTACAATCTCTCCATCAACTACTACAGCCTTCCAATCGACAATATCATACGTATCTTCCCCTTCTTCAGCTATGACCAAAATTGCACCAATTCCGCCCTTTACCTGAACATTGTTACCTCTTGCCATTGACAAACCATTTGATCCGGTTGAAGCCTTTCCTCTTGCCGTGGCAGCACCATAATCACCAGCCGTGGCAGCCCCGCAATTACCAGCCGTGGCAGCACCTCTATCACCAGCCGTGGCAGC